AGACAAGTTATAGGAGTGATTGTCCGTAGCCAAAGTCAGATCAACAGATCGATACGACTTAGAGCCACGGGTGAGTCCTACGTTTCGGGGAGGCTCCCCCCTAAGACTCCGATCTATCTCTGGAAAGGTCTTCAACACTTTGTTCATCGCTGAACGAAGCATAGAAGACAAAACCAGGAGAGGAGTCAAAGTCTTAGTAGGGAGTCTATACTTCCCGCCTCTTTCCTCAGTCACCAATACTTGTAGCGGTACTTGAGGGAAAAGCCGGAGAACATTGAGGCAAGCGCAGATTAGCAATCTTTCTTTTGCGTAAACAATCGCGCTCTCGTACGGCACTTGTCGACGAGTCCTGGCCTCAGTGTTCCCTGTGATCATCTGCATTTCGGGTGACCACAGATCACCGACGATCGAGTGTTCGATGCATGCGACGAGAGTTCGGTCGATCTTGCGATTTTCATCGAGAAGGCTTCGGCCATTCCGTATACTATCGTAAGCTCGATGTGTATGTAAACAGTACACACTCTCGTGGCACGTCGCACCCGACTCGCCAGTCGTCCAACGACAAGTAACCCAGGCTCCCCGACAAAAAGAAAGAGTTGTCGGGTCATCTGCTGCGTATTTGTCGTAGGGCGTGTATTCCCTCTCGGAAACGGAGTTTATCCGTGCGATCTGGTAGTGAATCAGATCGGGGTACAAGCTCATCTGCCCACCTTTCGATCGATTCCTCTCCAAACAAGAGGAATTTGACAGAAGGGGGAGCAGAGGGACTTTTCTTATACCCGACCGAGGCGGTTCCTTGATCTTATCTCGGAACCAGGAATGAAAAGAGGCCTCCTCCGATTGATCGGACTCAGGCGGTACGCTGACTCTCCGAACGTAGGAATCAACGCTTGGAGGCTCACCGCGTGGAAGGCATCTTTTAATGTATCTCCCTTGAACGAGAACGTGAGAGTTCTCGATAAAAGGGAGAAACACCCGGTAGGAATCAGGTAAACGGTACTCCTTGTCAAAAAGCTTCGCCTCAAGAGCGCTCGAGAACGATTTCGCATCCTCGAGTGCTCCCAAAGGGTCGTTTAAAAGACGTGGAAGTTTATTGTTAAACCATCGTATAATTCTCACCGGTATCAAGCGAAAGGCGGTCAAAATAAACCCGCGAATCGCTTGATAAATTCCTTCAGCGACGACAGCTAAAAAAATCTGTCGTCGTTGATGGAAAGTTCGGGGGGCAAGATCTCGGTCCTTTTTGATAGACCGGATGAACTCGTTATACAAGTTCATCGGGACTTCAAATTTGAACCTCCTCTTGACCCCGAAAAGACAAAGAGAGAAGAAGTCTTCGTAACCGAAAGGAAATGAACCCTTTCGGTGGAACTCTTCTAAAATCATCTTTGTCGTCAATCTCAACTTAAAGGGGCGTACGTACTCATATTCGCGTTGAACTTTCTCGCGAAATTTCGATGTGAATAACATATGCCCCATAAGTTGATTTTGTCTTCTCGTCAATGGTATCGATAACACGATCATCGGCCTGTCCCCCGTGATGAATTCTTCAATAAAGGAGAACCCGCTGGAGGGAACGTCGAATAATCGTTCGTTAATCATTGACGAGAGAGTCCACCCTGAATCAAACCAAGGATGGTGGAAATTCCTTGGAGAACCAGGGCCTTCATGCCGTCGTCGAACTTAAAAGACGAAGGGGCTGAAGGAGAAGGAGTGCCAGCTCGCGGTTTCGGTCCCTTCCCGATAGGGGGGGATCGAGCTTCAGCTTTCTGGCGCCTGAATTTCAATTTGGGAAGAGAGTACTTCGGATCAGATTTTTTGAATTCTTCATAAATCTTCCGGAATTCTTTCTCCTCTTTGGATTCGGGATGAGACAATAGCTCAACTCCTTTAAATTTCTCACGAATCTTTCCCCACGCCTCTCGGGAGAACTTTTCGGAGGAGGATCTCATTTTATTTGATATCTCCTTCCGAAGTTCGCTCTCCCAATTTTGGGCGGTGATCTTTTTCTTAGTGATCTCCGCGATCACGGACTTTCCTTTAAGTTCGTAACTGCGGAGAACCCACTTGGGGATCTTTTCGTAACCAGCCTCCCTTAGTTTGGAACAGATGTCTTCCGGAAGCGTAAGAACGGAAGGGGACTTGGATGTCTTCTTCTCCTCTTTCACTTTCGGGACTTTTCCAGCTGAGGGGGCTTGAGATTTCTTCTGCTTCTTCTCCCTCTTGGGTTTCTCCTGAGCTTCTTCGTTTTCGGAAAGATAACGAGAAAGTTCGGGGTCCAATCCCGGGATAACAGAAGCGGAAGCGTCCTCTTTTGGGGAGGGCGTCGTGGATTCCTTCGCAAGC